CTAAACCCAACGTGAAAACCTCCCGAATAGGAACTTCATCCCTCCGAGCAAAGTAACCGCAACCAAACTCATTAGAAAGCCTACAAATCCCACTTCAAAGGAAAGAAGATCGAGCATCCAGAGGATCAGGAGCACAATTGATCCGGTTCCAAACAAGATAAATCCACTCTTGTATAGACGTTCACCAAGTACATCAAAGAACCGATTGTTCATGTCTATCCCCTCCAAATTCTCATTTACTTCCAACTTCATATTACCATATGCGGGATGGAAATCAAATGATACACTCCTCGAAGTAGATGATAATGTTTCGGTCCCCCGGAAAATCGCCGGGATCCCATAATTAGACATCTCACTCACTGCGTCAACGACAGTATAATAAGCGCTTGTTTCTGCGCCAACATATGAAACTTCCTCATTCCGTCTATATACGGAATTGTATTTACTTCTACTAGTTAGGATAGTATGCTCATTGGCTTTATTAACCAATATCTGTGGCGTTGATTGCATCCTTACTGGTGATTGTTGTGTAGAGTTTCCATTTCCATTAACAACAACCCCTCCAAACAATCCGACCAGCATTGTTGAAACAACAACAGCTGTCGCAGGTAAACTCTTAAGGAGGGAGTCATTAGAAGGTGGGTTGGTGGAGGTAGGATTGCTCGTGACACTTAACGTTATATCGTTATTGTTGGTCATAAGGACTCACGGCCATGAACCATTATTGGATACTCAGCCACCAATTCACCATTTATGTATATGTCAGACACATACTCCCCATTCTTACGAAAGACAGTATTTTTAAAATCCATACTAAGAACAGCACCTTGATAATCAATAGGAACAAATGATAATCCAGGGTCGTTACTCATAAAGAATTTCAGCTCTCCAGTATCAATTAACGGTGCAGAGGAGTTATCAGTTGGTCTAAATATATAGCGTAGTGTATGCTCCTTCTCAGGGTTAATACCTGCAATACCGATACAGACACTGAAAGAGAAACTTCCCGGTACGAACATTGGTAATAATGACGCAAACGGATTGGAAACATGTAACTTTACGCCTTGATTTGTCATTTCTTGTTTGGCATCTTCACAATACACAAAAGAAGTAATCCTCGGCAAAACCAAAACCTCCATATCATAATTCGAATGTCCTAATATATAAGGTTTATATTGGCTTATATTAGGATATTTTTCAATACAAAATCTTACAAATTGATCAAATTGATAATAGTTTTCGACCTAATAGAAAAATAACCCCGCTAGCATGACGCCAGCAGGGTTATTTTTACCGATGCCTTCGGTTTTGTTATATCATATACTTAATGGGACAATTTGTAAATCACTTTTTGTTTTCCATCCGCATGATGATAGCGGCCATTTCTTCCCTAGTAATCGGTGCGCCTGGGCGCGTCCCATCGAAGTACCCTAATTTTGTAGCTGCTTCCCAACTGGATGCCGCCCACGGGCTGACGATATTAATGTCTCGGGTTTGATTGCTCACTGGCTCCCCCTCCTTTCTGGATACCCCTTGGATCAGTTCAGCCATCCGGAAATATTGACCTGGGCAAGAGGTTGACGCTAGTTCCTTGTGGCCGACAACCTTGGCGGACGGGTACTTTTCCATTAACCAGATATTTAAAGCAATCCCTGAAGCAAGCTGCGCATCGGTCATCTTCTGCTGAGTAAAATCACCTTGGTACCCAACATGGAGTGAATCGTGGTTGTGGCCTTCTACCCCTGCCCCATAATGGAAGCCACGGCCTTCATAAATGGTTCCATCAAACCCAATCCACCAGTTATAGCCGATCCCATTCCAACCCCGAGAGTTTCTATGGAAATCATGGACCTCGTGAATCCCCCACGATTTATGAGCCATATGGTGCTGCACCAGATAAACCACCTTAGAAGGTGGCGGATCTAGGGCATATTTAAATTTCAACCCAGGGTAAACGATGTTTACCTTTGTCACTCTGCTGCTCCCCCTTTCCGCTGCTCGGCACGTTGGATCTTCTTGTCCAGCTCCGATTTCACCCATTCGATAATGGCGTTCAAGACCGGCAACGGCAGATGGTCGCCCCATCCCGCCCGGATCGAGTTAGCCGTCATACTTTGCACGACATGGTATAGAGTACCGATGGCCAGCGCGCCGAAGATGATACCCGGCAGCTTAAAGACGACGTCAAGAAGATGGCCACCAGCTGGCAGGAGCAAAATAAAGAACGTCCTGGCCACGCCATCGAGGCCGTACCGGCTGCCATACGTATTATCACGCTTAGCGGCGCGGACGCCGGACAGCCAATCCATGATTACAAAGAAGAGCAAGGCAGTCATGATTCCGACTACAGCCTCCCCCTCGCCATACAAAAATTCAAAAATCGGCACCAAGATGGCCCCAATTGAGCTGATGATTGCTTTCCATTTATCCAAGTGATTTCCCCCTAATTTAATATGAAAGCCTCTGGACCACTCCAAGGGCATAAAAAATACGCCTTTCGGCGCTTATCATTACTATACTGTTGCGTTCACGACTTCCGACACGACTGTTTTCAGGTTGTACAGCTGTGGCACTTGATCAAGTGTGTACGTGCCTGCCATTACCAAGCTAACCCACACTTTGACCAAACCGCTGTCCTTACTAAATGTCATGGCTCCCTCACCTCCCCTCATGCCGTTGGAGCTGCGATCATCATTGTCAACTCTGCTATGGCTTGCTTGTTCTCGATGTCAGCCTGCTTTAATTCCTCAATCTCTTGCGTCAATGGCTTTTGGAATACAGGTGGTGCTTCTGGGTCATTGGGGTTTGGATATGAAAATTCTAACTCCTGAGTATCAGGGTTTACCCGGTACCCATTCGATTCTGCAAAGTCTTGATCGTATTGACCGTATTCAAGCTCAAGAACACCGACCGTTTCCGGATTCCGTTCACTTAGTTTAATGAAGACCCGGAAATCATCCTCAACGCTTGGTACAACATAATCGTCAAGCACACGCCTGTGTCCGGTCTGAACAAGGACCTCGCCAGTTATTTTGTCGAAGTATATTCGACTCCCAACGTTTTTCATACTGACCCTCCTGACTACTGTTTATATACGTATACATAGTGGGTGCCTCCGCCAGAAGGCGCATAAAAAGCAAATGATTGAGGCGTAATGTTGCCTGAGTATATGGTTGTTTGAGAGGAATGGGCACCGGTAAAAATAACCCATCCACCTCCCGGTAAAAATACTAAACCGGAGCCGCCCCCGCTTATGTTAACAACTACAGCGGTTCTTATGTTAAATCCTGCATTTACTTCATATGCCATTCCTGCTCCAGCATATTCGCCATAATATAGGGCTTTCCCCTCGACCAACGTCCCAATCAATCCGGCAACGTCTACCCCTGCGCGCAAGTTAGCAGCGGTCAGCCCTGGAACCGCCGCTGTTACCCAGGACGACCCGTTATAATAACCATGTGGAGGTTGAATAAAAAAGCGATCACCTGCCCATACAGTCGATGCAAGCCCCGGCATGTGATGGTTCTCCGCGCTGCGGTTTGGCATCTGACCTGCTTTTTTAACCCCGTCATCGTACCCCGAGTATCCAACGACAAGCATGTTCGGATCAAGAACCGCGTCCGCTGTTGCGTTTGGGAGGATCGTCTTCACACCCGCTGCCAACTCGTCAAATGTTGGTATGCCGTCCCCGTCCGCGTCCCCAACAGCCCCTTTTGCGCCAATGATCGCGGTGCGGACCTTACCTTTACCGTCATTGGCTTGCGTAAAAGCCGCATCCGCCCTCGCTTGTGCCGCAGCTGCAGCGTTAATTCCTGCACTCCCCCGGTCGTATGCATCCTTCACGGCCTTCTCGGTTGCGGCCACATTCTCCCGCGTACCGTTCGTGGCATTGGACAGCTGCACGATACCTTTTTGCGTTAATGATGCGTCTGGGACCGTTACACTCCCTAGGTCCTCCTGGATCTGACCGACCGCCGCGTCAATCTTATCCCAGTTATCATTCAGAACCACGTCCACATTGAATGTGTCATTTCCGTCCGTTTCACCGTTCACCTTGTATAGATCCAGATTCGGTGTCTGACTTGGCATCCTGTTAACCTCACTTTCTTCTAAAAGCAAATTTTGAAAATGGCGTCTGCTTGAGTTGATCAAACGTCATGACGTTATTGACATCCCGTACCAACAGAAACCGGAATTCATATTCCAGGGTCAGGTGCGCCGGCTTGATGTCGTTCAGCGCATTCTTCAGATCGTCCAGGTTCGGCGGGATCCCGAGCGTATCAATGAAGGTGATGGTGATCTTGTAATCCGCCGGCGTAACCGACACGTCCACCTCTCCGCCGTCGTATGCCTGCGCTACGTTCTTGATCAGGCTGCCGGACACATTGCCATGGCCGCGCATCTTCGAGATAACCACGGAGCGCCGCTGCTCGATGGGCTTCCCGGCTTCGGCCGTGATCTGCAGGTCCTTCTCATACCGGCTAATCGCCCAGGTCGCGGATTCCGGATAGGATTGGTCCAGCAGCTCTTCGATCCGAGTGGCCAGCAGATCCACCTCCGGGCCTTCCGTACCCGTCAGCTGCTCCATCTCCAGCACGCCGTCATAGTATGATGGCAAATAACCCTTTAACCGTTCGGATCCACTCATGATACTGTCACCGTCCCGAGGACCGCGACGTCATCCATGCCAATTTCAATATTCATCGCTCCACCATTTACCAGCAGGTCCGAATAATCGATGACAGGCGGGATCCCAAGGATAATCCCCTGGATCCGCGTATACCGAATAAGTGGATCCGTAAAGGCCAGGTCTCGGAAATACTCCGCAGCGCCTTGCTCCAGTTGCTCCTTGACCTCTTCCAGAGTCGCCCCTGTGGCCAGTGTCACCTTAACCGAGATATTGATCGGAATCTCCGTCGCGCCGACTACCGTCGCTATGGATCCGATCGGCGCAGCTCCCTCGCCCATACCGTCCTGTGTCGGGTCGATATACTGCTGCACTGCCTCCACGATAGGAGCAGCCGGCGCTCTCATCTCGTTATCCAGCAGCACGACCTTCACCGTGCCAGGGCCAGCCCAAAGCGGAAACGCACGAGCCCGGCCGACGCCAGTGATCTCCCGAGCCCATAACTCATATTGGAACCTGTTGCCGGACGTGATCGGCCGGGATACCTTCTCTTGGTAGCGCTCATACAAGGCTGAATCCTCTTCCGTGTCCTCGCCGGCGACCAGAAGCTCCGTCAGCTCACCACGACCCAGATCCGTGATGTAATCGATCGGGATGAGTGCGCCAAAGTGGCGATTCCCTTCTGAGCCCGCCGTCTCGCACTCCATCCGGAAGCTTCCGGTGGACATGCGTTCCACTGCGATATAGTTCAGCTCACCCAGGCTGAAGCGGCTGCCGATCGGGATGTCCAGCAGCTCGCCGGATCCGGAATAAAACACGCCGCGGAGTTGCGCCTTGCTGGCCAGCTTTCGTTTTACACCCGACCAGGCGATGGAGCGGTCCAGGTATTCACCGCTGGCCGTATCCGGGAAGCGAAGATTCGCATTCAAGTCCAACTCGACATACATTTGAGCCAATTCGGCAGCAGCCGGCGCCAGAGCATCATAAATGATACTGCCCTCTCGCTTATCGATCCCATCCGGAACTCTGTCCAGCATTCGCTCCAGGATGTTCTCAAAGGTTTGATCCTCGTACACCGTTACACCTCCTGTTCCTCTTGATATGTGCCGAATTCGATTGTATCAACCGAAAACCGAACCTTGGCAGTATCCATGCCGTACTCGAAGCTAAAGCCACTCACGGAGGAGATCCGGTCATCTTGGGTTAGCGCCTCTTTCACCCAGCGCTCAACCTCTGACTCAAATACCGCCCGCCCTCGGACAGCGCCAGGGTCCATCTCATTCCCGTAATTACTGGAATAAATCAGATATTCGAAGCGCCGGGTCGAGAGGATTTTGAAAACGGCTTGCTTGACGGCCTCGATCCCGTCCACCGTTTGGCTGCTGATCCGGCCATTCGCTCGATCAAATCGGTACGTCCTGCTCGGGAGTGTGACGGGTTCCAGCTCCTCATCCGTCATTTCGACATCGCTCTGTGGGATCATCCGCTCACCGCCTTATCCAACACTACAAACTTCTGCCCGCCTTGGACCCGAAGCAGAATCACCGCATCACCTACGGCTAGCCCCTTGCGTATGACGATTTTATCGGCCAGGGCCTTCTCCGTATCCGGGGATCCGGAAATATTGTGAACGTGGCTCAAATCGATCTCATAGCGTGTTAAGGATTCCGGCACATAAAAAAAAGCCTCTGGGAGAGTTATCCTTTGATCCAGGCTAATCTCCAAGGGGCTCACCGATACGACTGATCCTATTTGTACGGCGACCGGATTACTAGCGCCCACTGCTTCAATGGCCGCCTTTTTGATGATATCTAACATACCTACACCATCCTTAAATCAAGCGTCATTTTGTGATCTGCGCCGGAGACTTGATGGGTGCACTCATCGACTAGGAAAAATTTATTGATTCCGAAGCGCGATATCTGGATATTGACGTACATCCCGGCACGCAGCCGGAAGTCCCCGATCGCCTCGATCTTCATCTTCCGAATTTCCCGATCCTTGGCCGTGATCAGGCGGGTTAGCAGGTCATTGATCTGCGCCTTGGTCATATCCTCATCCACGCTTTGATACAGCTGCAGCTTTCCCCACTTCTTAATCCGGCTGCTGTCCTCGATTTTGAAGGTTTCCCGTTTGCCCGATTTCTCGTTATCCCTGTACAACACGATGTGGTTATAGGTGTCCTCATCGATGGACTTGCTATAAGTGAAGTCCGTCATCAAGCTACCTTCCCCAATGACAAAGCCGTATTTCATATCGTTGACGTTCCGGAGCGTCAGCTGCCCGAAATCGTCGTAAAATACGAAGTTGGTGCTGTACTGAATCAGCGTTTTATCCAGGGCCCAGCAGATCATATCCATGAGCGTTTGATTGTCCTGATAAAAATTCGGAATCTTGTATTTGGTGTCCACCAGCTTCCCGGTCTTCAGGTTGAAATCCTTGGCGATCCGTTGGATGATTTGCGTCGCGGTTACGCTGGTCAGCACATAGGTATGGTTTGCTTGAAGATATCGGAGCTGGTCGTAAGCCAGGATCTTCGCCTCACCGTTTCGACTCATCTCGAATTTGAAGACATACCCCATGAATACCTTGTTCGTGCCGTCCGTCAGCTGGACGATATCCCCGTTTTGGTACTTAAATTTCTTATCCTGATAGATGCCGCTGTCGATCAGAGTAAACTCCAAAGAGGACGCCTTGCCGATCCGGGATGTGGAGTACCGGATATCCTTGACTACATTGGTCACATCCCAGACGTTCCCGTCCTTGTTATCAATTACGATTTTCATAGACTCACCCCGGCAACTTAATCACGGTACCGACTTTTAGCTTCTTCGCTTGAGCCTCCGTGATGTTGTTCAGTTTCATGAGCTCCTTGTACCGGCTGCCGTCACCCAGGTGCGCCTTCGCGATCGACCACAAGGAGTCACCGCTTTTAACCTTCACCGTTTTAGGCTTGGCTCTCTCGTCCGGACGGTCCGGCTTCTTGGCAGCAGCTTGCTTTTTCTTCCCGCCAGCTGCCGCTTTCGTTTTCGCGATCGTTACCTTCTTGGCCGAGTAGAAAACGTACTCTTTAAGGGATAGGGTATATTCAAAGTCACCAGGAGCTCCGCCGACCTCTTTATAACTGAATTCCTCAATAGATGCAGCGATGTTGATCTTCAGGCCCTGACTGATATAAATAAATCGGATCGGCTTCTTCTTGTTCATCCAGTCCTCAATTCTCATGATGTAATCGGCAGGCGAATCGAAACCTGGGGACTGGATCGCCCTGGACAGATCGGCGGGAAAGACACCGCTAAATGTGATCTCCTTAAGCTTTGGGGCGTCGATCGCGTTGATCCAACCGAGGCCGGCGATGTTGTGCTCTTCTCCCTCACCCTCGCCTTCGATTTCAATTTCCTCCGGCAGTACCGGGATCAGGAACACAACCTCGCGGTTGTTAAAGCTCAATTCGATACTATATTCAGCCATTGTCATACACCCCTTTGGCGCTGGACGCTACCTGCTCCTCAAGCCGGGTATTGATTTTGGTGATAATCGTATCCAGGTCACCGCTGTTATTGATATTGCCCGTCTTCAGATTGACGGTAGGCGTCAGAGTTACGAAATTCTGAATGTTCTTCATCTCGGCAATATCACGCATGATCTTTAGATCCTCGCTGCTGATGTCCACCTTCCCCTTGATCTTATCGACCTGGCCGACTTTTCCGACCTTATCGATTTTTTTATTCGGCTTATCGGATGCGACGGCAGGCATAGCGGATGCCGGGACCTTATAGTCCCCTCCGCCGCCCTTGCCTGCGCCTTTTGCCTTCCGTTCAGCTTCGGCCTGCTCTGCAGCTCGTTTCGCGGCTCGTTCCTCCAGGAAGTTCACAACCTTCGCTTCGCGTTCAGCTGCTTTGGCCGCTGCACCAGCCTTCGCAGCTTCCAGCTTGGCTGCATTGGACTGACGGATAGCCTCTGCTTCAATAGCTGCTGCAGCACCAAGTTGTATATGCTGCAATGTATTGCCAACGTCTACATAAGGCAATGAGTTAAGGGCGTTTATTAGGCTATTGATAGTATCGATGACTCCGTTCGCCATTGAATCAACAATTTTAAGAACAGTCACTTTGGCTTGGTTAAAAGCCTCAGAAATTCCGTTGCCAACCCACATAAAAAATATTGGGATTTGATCAAAGAAATTCAAAATGCCATTCCACGCACGCATGAGGCCGGCGGCAAACTGATCATTTGTTTTCCATAGGTTATACAACCATACGGCCAATGCGATGATGCTCGTAATGAGCAGAATGAAAACATTTGCCTTCATAACTGTGTTCAGACCTGCCCAAGCCACGCGTAGTCCGTTAACTGCTGCAGCCTGAATAAACAGTGCCGCCGTGTGGATCCCTGTCGCAACCGCACCAACAATCATGGCCATCTTGTTCACAGCCATGATCAAAGCCAATGCACCTAACGCGCCAACCAGACCGTAAACAATTGGACCTAGGATCGGCCAGTTGGTCCGCATGAACGTGAATACCTGGGTTGCAGTCTCCAAAAACCATAAGAGCGTCCTAACCGCTCCTGAGATCGCCCATGACAACATGTCAAATGTATCTTGGAATTGACCCGTCTCAAATCCCTGATTGATCTTGTCGAATAGAGGAACGAGCGACTGCAGCCCTTCCTCCCCAGCTGAGGCCATGTTAAATTTGAAGGTTTGCACGGCACGATTCCATTTAGCCGCCGGGGAGTCGAGCATCTTCTCAAAGGCCTCTTCAGTCAGGTTCTGTTGATCGAGTAGCTTATCCATACCTTTGATAAATCCGTCTACATCGCCCCTCATACCGGCCAAACGCGCCTCGCTGTCTTTCAGCATGCTTCTGCTGATGTTGAAGCGTTCGGAAATTGAGGTATAGTCACCACTCAGGAGCTCCTTCAGGGAGAACGCTGCACCTTCAAGGCCCTCAGTCGGATTCAATTTGGAGAGGCGCATGGCAAGTTTGTTCATCTCGGTTAGCTGCTTTGGATCCATCGTCGCCGACATGAACGACATGCTGCCAAGCAAGCTCGCGTTAACGTCTTGGCCATACTTTAGCGCCTGATTGACCGTCTGGTCATAGATAGCTTTTCCCAGCGCCTCGTTGCCTGTTCTGGAGGTGAAGGTGTTCACCATCTCCTGCTGCTTCGATGCCCCGCCAATCGTCGCTCCGCCGAGTTCCTGCGCGCCTTGGAGTGTAAGATAGGTTCCCACCAATCCCTTGATCGTATTGGTCAAACGCCCCGACTCCCTTTGACCTCGCCTCACCGAATCATTAAATCGATCTTGCCGGCGAGTTGACTCTTCGATCGCTTCGGCAATCTGGCTCTCAGCAGATGCAATCTCTCTTTTTGCTGCAGCCAGCTGCCGGTCGATGTTATGATTCCGGCTCGTCGCTCGGTTCATCTGCTCCATAGTACGAATAACGATGTTCAAGGCATTCGTGATGTTCTTAAGCGGCCTTGTCATGGCGTCATACATCTGCAGCGTAGAGGATACTGTGGTCATGACCTACCTCCTTTCGAGCAAAATAAAAAAAAGACACCAAATCATTTTGGCGTCAGGAGAAATAATCCATATTGTAAGTCACCTTGTATATAGTGCTATTACTTCCAAATGAAACCCAAAAATCAGCAATTTTATCATTTACCATTTGGTATCTGGTGGCGTTAGGGATATCTTCAACTTTTTTAACATTGGGCCCTGGGTTAATTTTGAAGATAGAAAAAAGCTCTCTTTCGTTATCGCTTTTTTCTCTATACTCCCCATTGTAAGTGAACCTTACGACTTCATTATCAATGATCATAAATTCATATTTGTTATTACCATAAAAGTAATACGTTGATTTATATGATCTTGTCTCCGATAACTTAAAGTCTGTTTCTTCTTTTGATTCAGGTTCACCCATTATCTGAATCAGCGTCTCGGGAGAAATACGACTAAATTTATTTGCGTCCATAACAACCTCTAACGCACTATCGTCTCCGGCGCTTGAACTCGCCTTAGAAACAGGCGTGATCTCCTTGGCATTTATTGTGATACCTATAACTAAGAGTGCGATTGAGGAAATAAATAAATACAGTGTCGCAATCCCCTTCTTTTTTGATTCTCTCTTATTTGCCTTCGAAACAATCCACGTAACAAGCATAATTATCGCAACAACCGAGGCAACGAGCCAAAGAGCCATGACTAAATAAAACACTCGAATCCCCCTATCGGAAAAATATTACTTTAATCCTACCAAATATAGGGACCCGAGGTCTACCGCTTTCTGCTTTTACTACCCTTTAGCTTCTTGGCTTCTGCCTTCTCCTTATCGACCCGGATCGAGATCATGGCATAGATGGCGGCCCGTTCCCGGACCGACATCGCCATGAGTTCATGAGGCAAGATTCCTAATTCATGGAGGGCGTAGTACGCATAGTTCGCGTCGCCGTCGCCCTCGTTGATTAGTTTTTTACTTCTTCCACCAGGTCATTAATGTCCTGATCGAAGCCGTTCATCGTCTGTACTCGCTCGCCGAGAGCAGCAAACTCGCCAGGGAGCAACATTTTGCGCAGAAGCACCTCGGCACCCTTAACGCCGTACGATTTCTGCAGATCCGCGTTCTGCAGATCCGGGAAGACGACGCAGCTAGTCATCAATCTAGCCATGTACTCGTTCGGATCCAGTTCAGGCGTGTAGATCCCACTTTTCCCCTTCACCTTCCGCGTAGACGCTTTGCGGATCTCGTTGTTTTGCTCCTCGGTGATGCTCCGAAGCTTCCACGGAACCGGCTTGCCGTTCGCATCCTTAAAGCGCTCCGATACGACGAAATCCTCCGTTACTTCCAAAGCAGCATTACCTGCAAAAAACATAGACAGATCAGACATATTTATTCTCCTTTTTTATTCGATAGATTTTTATTAGGATCCCAAGACTGGTTCCTGGAATGTTTGGCCAAGATCAACGTCCTCAAACGTAAAGCTAACCTCTTCCTCCAGCGCCTCCGATTCAGTATCCAGCGCAGCCATGATCACGCTGTCCAGATTTACGCCTTTGAGCGTTACCGTTTGAGCCCCGATTGAGGATGATGGATCTTCATTGGTGATCGTAACGTCGAAGTATGCATCCTTGCCTGATTTGAT